GTTAGGAATAACGCCAAGAACTTCGCGTCTACAGTCTCTTTCTCTTCTGAGGCAAAGCATAAAGTCATCATCATCGACGAAGCAGACAATACCACTCCCGACGTACAACTCCTTCTTAGAGCGAGTATTGAGGAGTTCAGTGGAAACTGCAGATTTATCTTTACCTGTAATTACAAGAACAAAATCATTGAACCCCTCCACAGCAGATGTGCTGTCATCGAGTTTGGAATTAAAGGACAACAAAAAGCAGATATCGCAACATGCTTTTTCAAACGTCTTAACTCAATTCTGGAACAAGAAAGAATAGAAGCAGATAAGAAAGTCCTAGCAGAATTAATTAACAAACACTTCCCTGATTGGAGAAGAGTTCTTAATGAGTGTCAAAGATACTCAGTTGGAGGTAAAATAGATAGTGGTATTCTTGCACATTTTAGTGACGTAAAGGTCAATGATCTCATTAAAAACCTCAAAACAAAGAACTTTAAGGAAGTACGTAAATGGTGTGTCAATAACCTGGACAATGATCCTGGTGTATTATTGCGTCGCATTTACGATAGTCTTTACGAATCCCTTGTCCCTAGCACTATTCCTGCTGCCGTTCTTATTATTGCGAAATATCAATACCAAATAGCATTTGTTGCAGACCAAGAGATAAACATGCTTGCATGTTTGACAGAGATTATGGTAGAATGTAGTTTCAAGTAATTATTATTATGATTTCAAAAGAAAAGGTGAGAAACCAAGTTAAATCTAGATTTTATTATCTCTTCTGGGGTATTGCTACTGTATCAGTAGTATTTGGACAATTATATGTTGGATCGGGATATAGAATGTTTGCTCGTTCTTTAAATAGAATCTTTGATACTATTGAAGTAGAAGTAGGTAGAGATTATAATGGCCAAAGATTCTATTAAATCTTTGAAGACTCCACTTAGATATCCTGGTGGAAAGTCTAAGGCACTGAAAACATTATCTCCTTGGTTTCCTCAAAGGATTTCTGAATATAGAGAACCTTTTATAGGTGGAGGTTCTGTTGCTATTAACTTTACAAAATCTAATCCAGATGTTCCAGTTTGGATAAATGATCTATATGTACCTCTTTATAATTTCTGGGTGCAGTTAAGGGATAGGGGTGAGGAACTATCTCAAAGAGTGCGAGAAGAGAAGCAGAGAACTTTGGATGAAGGTGACAGAGATAAAGTAACTGCAAAGGCAAAAGAACTATTCAATAGATACAAGGAGGAAATTGATACTTATGATGACTTTGAGAAAGCCGTAGCATTTTTTATAATGAATAAGTGTAGTTTTTCTGGACTTACAGAGAACAGCACATTTTCACAGACTGCATCAAATTCTAATTTCTCACTTGTAGGAGCAGATAAACTTGCACAGTTTTCTAAGTTAATTAAAGATTGGAAGATTACTAATCTTGATTATTCTAAAGTTATGAAAGCAACTGGATCACCTGATACTTTTGTATTCCTAGACCCTCCATATGATATTAAAGATTTCTTATATGGAAAGAATCGTGAGATGCATAAGAAGTTTGATCATGATAGATTTGCGGATGATGTTTACAACTGCTTGTATAAGTTTATGATAACATATAATCTAAATGATCGTCTTTTAGAACTATATAAGAATTATAACCTTAAAGAATGGAAACTCCGATACTCTATGGCTCATCGTGGAGATAAAGGAACCGATGAGAATGTTAAGACAGAATTATTGGTTACTAATTATTCAATTGTCCCACAAACTTCTTTGGAGGTAGCATTAAATGGGTGAAGATCAGCACCACATAAATGATCTATATGAAGATATGGAAAGGCTTAATGCATTATATGAAGAGATGATGTGGCCTCATGATGTAGCATTAGATTTTTCTGCTGATTATGAGAATAATAGAATCATCATTTCAATTAAAGATGAAAAACTGAAACGTCCTACATTATAAAAATGGAATTGAAAGATTGGTTAAACTCAATTAATTTTACAAAGAAAATTCCTGAAGATCCTTCCGAGATTAAGAGTTATCCACCATATATTATTAATCGTTGTTTATCAGGACATCTTGATTGCATTCTCTTTGCAAATGAGATGAATAAATATTCTTTCCTTGATAAGGACATGCAATATTCTTTTTATCTAAATACTCTTAGGAAAAAGAAGAGATTCAGTCCCTGGCTCCGTAAGGATAAAGTCACAGATCTTGAAATCATTAAACAATACTATGGTTATAGTAACGAAAAGGCATCGCAAGCCTTGAAGATTTTATCACAAGAACAAATTGCATTCATTAAACAACGACTTGAAATTGGTGGCACAAAATGAGCACTACACAAGAACCGCAGGTAACTTGGTCAGCAGATATGATGATAGAGGTTCTTTTAAATGAACCTGATGATTTCTTAAAGGTAAGAGAAACCCTTACAAGAATTGGTGTAGCATCAAGAAAGGAAAAGAAATTATATCAATCATGTCATATTTTACATAAACAAGGAAGATATTATCTTGTTCATTTTAAAGAATTATTTGCATTAGATGGTAAACATGCCAATCTTACAGTCAATGATATTCAGAGACGTAATCGCATTATTCGTTTGTTATCTGATTGGGGTTTAGTGAATATTGTAAAGGAGGAATCTGTTGTTGATATTGCTCCTTTAAATCAGATTAAAGTTTTAGCTTATAGAGATAAGGGTGATTGGATATTGGAACAGAAGTATAATATTGGTAAAAAAATTAAACCGCAGGAACAGGAAACCGAATAAAATATTAGGGAGTTCAACACTCCCTTTTTTTATAATATGTGCTATAAATATGTTATGGATGCCGAAAGGATCCGTATTTAACACACTCGCTTAGTAAAGGAGCTACAATCATGGGTACACTAGCAAGATACCACGCTGCAAATCTTCCTGAATTATTTGACAGGATTACAAAGAACAGCATTGGGATGGATGATTATTTGAATAGTTTCTTCAATTCAGATATTCCCCAATCAAACTATCCACCATATAATTTAATACAATTAAACAATCATGAGTCGAGGCTCGAAATCGCATTGGCTGGGTTCAAGAAAGATGAGCTCAAAGTCTTCACGGAGTTTGGAAAACTACATGTTGAAGGCAAGAAAGAAACTTCAGAAACAGATGGAGAATTTGTCCACAAAGGATTGGCCCAACGTTCCTTCCAACGAGTTTGGCAGGTCACAGACGATACGAAGGTTGGATCCGTCAAGTTTGAAGATGGACTTTTGACAGTCGAACTAAATAAAATTGTTCCTGATCATCACGCACGAAAAGAGTATCTTTAATTATGGCATTATCTGAACAAACAATAGATCATCTACTCGAAGCAGAGGGTAGTCTTAGAGCAGCTGTTAGATCAGCTGCTACAAATGAAAAACCCATAGTGGTTACTCAACTATCTCAATTGCTTATGGACATTGAACGTGTTAGAGAGTTTGAGAAACTGCAAGACATTGTAGATGCCGAAATCCAGAAGAAGAGAGAGTCTTGACAGACTCTCTTTTTTTGTTTATAATTAATATGGTATTAAATAAAAAATGTCAAAGAAGATAACTCTCAAATTTACCATTAGACAAGATGGGCATGTAACCGAAGAAGTTATCGGTACAACATCTCATGAATGTGTTGAACTAACTAAACAGATAGATAATGCATTAGGAGATTTAGAAACCCGTCAATTTAAACCCGAATTTTATTCTAATCATGTCTCACTTCAGCACAGTCAGAACCAAACTCAGGAGCAAATCACAACTACAGGAAGCACTGGAGATGCTTCAGTATGATGTGAAGGAAGATCAGGAACTTAAAGTAACTGGTAATCATGGTATTGGTCATGAAACAGTAGAGGCTGAACTTGCTATTGCTAGTGATATTGGTTTCCGCATGAACCCAATGACAGGTGAGTATGAATTAGTTGCAGATCTTGAAACATGGAATCAACCTATTCCTGTACAAAGATTTCTTGACAAAGTTACCCAACAGTATGCTAGAATGGCAGTACATAATACTGTTAAAAAAATGGGTTTTCAAGTAGAAGAAGAATGGGAGATGGATGACAATTCAATTGAACTAACCGTAACTACATGGAGTTGAAAAATGAGTATTAAATTAGTCGTATTAAAATCTGGTGAAGATATCATTGCACATGTTACTGATATGTCAGTTGACAAACTTGATGGTGAAGGTGAGGTTGTTGGTAGAGAAGTTTTTGGATACTATCTAACAAGACCTTGTGCTGTTAAATTACTTAATGAAGAGGACACTACTGATGAGACTGGTAGAAAAGCCTTTGAAATTAGTATGTTCCCTTGGATTCCTTTATCTAGTGATAAGGTAGTAAAAGTTCCTACTGATTGGGTTGTAACTATTGTTGATCCAATTGAAAAAGTTAAGGATATGTTTGAGTTGCAAGTATTGGGTGATGGTAAAACTAAAGGTGAGGTAAGTGATGCTTATGGTAGTACAAGATTGAAAGGAAGTGATCCTTCACAACATGGGAAATTAGATTCTAGTTATGATTTCATTAACGAAGTAATGCCATCTCGTGAAGAAATAGATAGAGAAGAAGCATTCGAAAAAGCAAAAACGGAGAAACAAAATGAAACCAGTGAAAATGCTAATACTGATGACGAATCAGGTGATAGTGAGTCAAGTTGAGGAAGTTGTTCCTTTAGATATTGGAGATCCTAATTGCAAATTAATAGAACCATTTCTTTATGAGGATGATGCATTAAGTCCTTGGTTACTTGATTTTACTAATGATAATACTTTTATGATTAGTTCTGATAAGATACTAACACTTATTGATCCCAAACCTACTATTCTTGAAAAATATCAAAACTTGATTCAATGAAGTTTTATACCAATGTGCAAATGATCGGGAACAAGTTCCTGGTTCGTGGTTATGAAAATGGTAAACATGTAATGTTCAAGGAAGAGTATAGACCTACTCTCTTTGTCCCATCAAATAAAAAAACAAAATATAAAACATTAGAGGGTGAAAGTGTAGAAAGCATTCATCCTGGTTTTGTTAGAGATTGTCGTGAGTTCTATAAAAAATATCAGGACGTTGAGGGTTTTAAAATCTATGGGAATGATAGATATGTTTCTCAATACATATCTGATAAGTATCCTGAAGATGAGATAAAATTTGATATTTCAAAAATTAAATTAACTACTATTGATATTGAAGTTAAATCGGAGAATGGATTCCCCGATGTAGAAGCAGCTGCAGAGGAGTTACTTCTTATATCAATTCAAGATTATAACACAAAGGAGATTATAACTTGGGGTGTTAATCCTTTCAATAATAGACAGAAGAATGTTCAATATATCGAATGTGGATCTGAAGCAGTATTACTTCAAAAATTTATTGATTATTGGGATAATAATGCTCCAGAGGTTATAACTGGATGGAATATACAATTTTATGATATTCCATATATCTGCAAAAGACTCACTAGAGTTCTTGGTGAGAAGCAAATGAAAAGGTTTTCACCTTGGGGTTTGAACACTGAGAATGAAATTTATATTCAAGGTCGTAGGCATGTATATTATGATGTGGGTGGTATAACTCAATTAGATTATCTTGATCTCTATAAGAAGTTTACTTACAAGGCACAAGAGTCTTATAGGTTAGACTATATTGCTGGTGTAGAACTAGGACAGAAAAAACTTGACCACTCTGAGTTTGATACTTTTAAGGACTTCTACACAAATGGATGGCAGAAATTTGTAGAATATAATATAATTGACGTGGAACTTGTTGACCGTTTGGAAGACAAGATGAAACTGATTGAACTGGCTATCACTATGGCATATGATGCTAAAGTGAATTATGCGGATGTGTTCTTTCAGGTTCGTATGTGGGATACTATCATATACAATTATTTGAAGAAGAGGAATATTGTCATTCCTCCTAAAGAGAGATCCGCAAAGAATGAAAAGTATGCAGGTGCTTATGTCAAGGAACCGATTCCAGGAAAGTATGATTGGGTGGTCAGTTTTGACCTCAACAGTCTTTATCCTCATCTTATTATGCAGTATAATATTTCCCCAGAGACCTTACAGGAAGAAAGGCACCCTGGATCGAGTGTTGATGCGATCCTCAGCGGAGACTTCAGCCCTAACAGTAATTACGCTACCTGTGCGAACGGTGCTATGTTTGATAAGTCCAAACGAGGATTCCTGCCAGAGTTGATGGATAAGATGTATGGTGATAGAGTAGTTTTTAAAAGGAGGATGTTAGATGCTAAACAAGAGTATGAGAAGAATCCATCTGTTGCTCTTAGTAAAGAAATTGCTAGATGTAATAATATACAGATGGCAAAGAAGATATCTCTTAACAGTGCTTATGGTGCTATCGGCAATCAGTACTTCAGGTATTACAAACTTGCTAATGCAGAAGCCATTACTTTGTCTGGCCAAGTATCCATACGTTGGATAGAGAATAAAATGAACGAAAAGATCAATAAGATCTTAAAAACTGAGGATGTTGACTATGTTATTGCTTCGGATACTGATTCTATCTACCTCAATCTTGGTCCTTTGGTTGACCGTGTATACGAGGGACGAGAGAAAACTAATGAGAATGTTGTTGGGTTCCTTAACAAGGTGTGTGAGAATGAATTTGAGCCTTTTATTGAAAGTTCTTATGAAACGTTGGCCAGGTATGTAAATGCATATGATCAAAAGATGCAAATGAAGAGGGAAAATATTGCTGATAGAGGAATATGGACTGCTAAGAAAAGATATATCCTTAATGTATGGGATAGTGAGGGAGTTAGATATAGTGAACCTAAACTCAAGATGATGGGTATTGAAGCAGTCAAATCTTCCACACCTGCACCTTGTCGCACTATGATTAAGGAAGCCTTAAAGTTGATGATGAGTGGTACTGAAGATGAGGTAATTGAGTTTATTGAAAATTCACGCAAAAAATTTAAAACTTTACCTCCTGAAGATATTGCCTTTCCACGTTCTGCATCCAATGTAGAAAAGTATAAAGCACATGCTACAATTTATGCGAAAGGAACTCCTATACATATACGTGGTGCATTATTGTTCAATCATTATGTTAAGAAGCATAAGTTGGATAATAAGTACTCTCTCATTCAGAATGGAGAGAAGGTTAAATTTTGTTATTTGAAAAAACCAAATATTATACAGGAAAATATAATATCCTTTATACAAGATTTTCCTCGTGAACTTGGTCTTGACAAGTATGTAGATTATGACCTACAATTTGATAAGTCTTTCCTTGAACCACTCAAGATTATTCTCGATGCCATTGGTTGGAATGTAGAGAAAACTGT